ACCTTTGAGGTTCCGAGTGCGAACGAGCCGACGCTTTCGTGTCCGAGCATAATGAAGTCTGCTAGAACCGTCATAGCAATGTGCTGGTTGTAGCGAGTAATGATTTGGTCGGTGTTGTGCGTGGGGATGAAATCGTCCGTCACATACATATGTGAGGGCGAGGAAACCATGATGCACTGGACTTCCATTTCACCAACGTATTCGACGGACGAAATGCCAGTGTGGTAGCGCATACGGCTGTCATCTGATAACTTCTCCGCCTTGCGTTCTAGGCGAACCATTGGCAGGTGTTGTGGCATACGGATACGAACGTGGTGATACTCGTTTGCCGAGAAGCCAACCTTGCCCGTCTTTGGCGACGTGTACTCGCCAATCGGGTAGCGACCGACGCTTGCTGTTCCACCAAGCGAACGCACGATTTCCGCAACATCGCTAGCCAACTGTGGACTAACGGTATAGAAGATACCCAAACCCTCATTGGTGATGGTTCCATCTGTGTCCATCAAACCCTGAAGCAGTGCTAGGCGGTCTTTCACCCCAGCGGTCAAGTATTGACGTGGAACAAACTTTTCGGGAGCCTTTTTGCCAAGCAAGGACATTTCACTAAGCGCAGTCTTGACCGCAGACGTGCGACGACCCGATGTTCCCGTAATGTGGTACATCTCAGCCTTGCCACTACCGCCGTCTTTGTCGTGCCACATTGTCACAACGTCTCCTGCTGGCAAGTGGCTTTCTACCTCTTGTGCGATTTGTGCGTCGGCGGAGTAGAAGCGAACCCCACCATCTTCCCGAAGGTGTCCGTCGCCCAAAAGAACACCAAGCACATACGGCTCAACGGGCAACGGGTCGCCATAAACGTATTCGACAGGCTCGATAAGGGGAAGGTGGAAGCGACGGCCGTTTCCGTGCTTTTCGATGTTTGCCAAAAGGTCTTGCGTCTTGCGAACCTTGTAGTTGGGGAGCAGGGGGTGTGCGTCGTTGATGTTTTCACTATTACGCCATTTGCTATTAGTGACCACCCAGTTGTGTTCTGCGTCTGCAAGTGTTGAGCGTCCATCTGCCGTGGTGACACGGTAGACAGGGCGAACGCCCTTCGGGAATACGCCCGTGACGTGTGAGGGCAATCCAAGTGGGTCTACGACGACATCACCAACGGCAATGTCACCCATGCGCTTCCAACCACTAGGCGTAAGAACTTTTGCGTCAAGTGGTTGTGCGTTGAACTGACGGGCGCCGCCTGAGTTCAGCAACTTGAAGTCAACGAGTTGCTTGCCCTGTTCGTCGTAAATGGCAGGCAAGATAATGCCTTCGGTTTCGTTGCGCTTTACACCACGAACGATACGTTCCATTGCGCCGAGAGCAGCCTTTTCGCCCGGCGTAGCCCCTTGCGACATCCATTCTGGTGGAACGTAGGCAACGGGCAGACCGGCGAGGTCACGCTCAACACCTACCGCCTCAAACTCTTCAATGCGACGCTTGTAATACCAAGACTTGAAGGCGTTTCGCAGAACCGAGCGACCCTCTGGGTTTCCACGAGCCGTTGTTGTGCGGAACAGCAAGGCTTTCTCAATGGGGATAACGTTCAGGCGACCCGTTGTGGGGTCACGTTGAATCATCGCCTTGATTCCACCACTTTCGTCAAACTGCCACTGCCACAGGGAGTCCTGCGTTCGCATAGCAATTTTGCGCCAGCCAATCTTGTTGTCCTTGAATTTGGAACGCTTTGACGGGTCTTTCTGGTCTGGGCCTTTGCGTTGCTTGTAGACAATCTCAAAATAAGACCAACCGTAAGGTAGAAACGACAGAATGGCAATCATTAGTTCGTGCCAACTGTGGCTCATGTCGTTCATACACTCCTCAACGAACTGGGCGGCTGCCACGTCGTCGTCGTTGGGGGTGTTTCCAGTAGGGTCGTCGTAGGGGTCAATACGCCAGTCGACTTGTAGGATTACTCGCTCAATAGCGAACAGCATCGCCCCGATAATCGGGTCGTTTTCCGACATATCACGGTAAGCGGTTTGGGCTTGCTTACCACGAAGTTGTGGGAGGATATCGTCAATGACGAAACCACCCGTGCGCCAAAGACCTGACGCACCGAGTTCTGAGAAGTTGTCAATCTTTAGTTCTTGCTGGTCGTCAGCCATTGACTATTCCGCCTGTCGCTTTTTACTAGCCCGTCGCTCTACCATACGACTTGCTTCCTCTAGGCTACTACCGCTTTTGAGTAGTTTCACTATTCGCTTTCTTTGGCTGGGCGAGTGTCCGCCCCATACGCCATAGGGTTCCTCAATACCGTATTCCAAACATTCGTAGCGAACTGGACATTCCAAACACATTTTTCGTGGCGCAATCAGGTGATTTCCCCCGTGCGTCTGTTCCTCTGGGAAAAAGGTCTTTAGGTGACTGGCATTTGGAACGTCACGGCAAAGGGCATCTTTTTTCCATTCTGGCCCAGTGAGCGATTTTACTAAAGAGTATTCCAAATACGCCAAATCGGTCGGGTCGTCGCTCATACTAACCCAAATCCCGTATTCGTTGATTTGCTTGTTGTCGTCGGTCACTAAAAATCACCGTCGTAGATAGAGCAAAAAGCAAGGTATTTCAGGGCTTCGGTTTCGGTAAAGCCGACCAAGCGCATGGCGTGATACGCCTCATGGATTTCAGCAAATCCCAGTTGTAGCCGTGTTGCGACATCATCAAGGGCGTTGAGGTTGCCCGTAATGTCCTTATCAAACTCGTCGTCTGGCTGGGGTGTCTGTGGTGGAATGTCGCTCACAGAACAACAGGATACATACAAATGTCATACACAAGTTAGACACCGTTGAAAAGCAAGCACCCCCCACACGAACAGGCTTATGAGGAAGGAAATAAGCCTTACTTACGGCAAACAAGAAAAACCGTAAAGTTCGTATGAGGGGTCTTGCGACGGTTGGTGACCTATTAGTTCACCACCGATTATGCGACGATTAGAAAGGCTCCTCGTCGAAAGTGCGAGGCGCAGACGCACGGTATTCGCCAGAACGGTTGGGGGTGCGCTTATTCACGTCGCCCTTCGTGTACTGGTTTCCACCAAAGTTGTCGTTGCGCTCGTTCTTGGCGACCTGAACGGTTGCCCACTTCACGCTTGCGCCGATTTCGTCCACGACCAATTCCACCTTACGGCGTTCCTTGCCCGTTTCCTTGTCGACCCAACTGCGGTTCTGCAAACGCCCAATGGCGATAATGCGCTGACCCTTTACGAACGAGGTCGCAAAGTTTTCAGCCTGTTCCTTGAACGTTACGCAGTCGTAGAACTCTGGTTCGTCCTGAACCCACTCGCCGTTTTCGCCACGATGCCCCTTATTTACTGCGAGGCTGAACGAAACTACTGCTGTTCCCGTGTCGGCAAAGTGAACTTCGGGGTCACGGGTGAGGTTTCCAATAATGGTTACTGCTGTTGACATTAGGTTTCCTAACTATCAGTTATGCCCCCACTTTGAGGGCTACCCACGAGTTTAGCAGGCGGCGAGGTGCTGATGCAAGACTTTAGAGGGAACTCTCTTGACCAAGTAAGGCACGGGCGACCTTGATGGTTCCAATGGATTTCGCCACTGCCCGACCCTTGTTTTGTGCCAACTGCTGACGAACCTCTGTCTTTGGCAGGTCAGTCATTTCACAAATCCAGTCCACTGCTTCGTGGAGCATTTGTAGGCGCAGGTTATCCAGCACGCAGGCGGAACGCAGACCCTCTTCTAAGGCTATGAGCCTTACGTCGTTTTCTGATAATGGTGATTCCATGTCGCCCAACTTTGGTTGTTGGTTTCAGGCTAACACCTAAATTGAAATCGCCGTTAGACGAACGTAGGTTGCTATACGACGTTTCGGTGAGAGGCGGCAAGAGTGCGCAGAGACTCTAGGTTCGCCTTTGCTGATGAGATTGCCTCACGCAACGTTGAGAGGTTGTTCTTGGCGAGCAAAGCCTTGCGACGTAGTTCCGCCGTGCTGACGGTTGCCGTGTCGTCTACGGCAGGGATAGTGACCTTTACGCCGTTCTCTGTGGCTTCGTAGCGAGTGGTCAGACGTTGGCGAGCGTAGGCGACCTCAAAATCAACCTCTGCGTTTGCTGATACAACGCCAGCCTCACGGATTTCGTCGGTCAGACGTTCTAGGTGGTCTTGATACCACTCAATCTTGGCGGATACTTCGTCAGGTGTAAGCATTTGTTCCCTCAATGACTAAACGGTGCTAGTGACTACTAACTCTAGCCACTAACACCGTTCCGGTCAAGTTTTTTTGGGCTGATTTATGCCACCCGAAGGCGACGTGCGCAGGTCGGCCCCAGACCACGAGCCACCGATACTGGCACGGTCAGGCGACGCAAGCAAGCAAGGCAGTTGCCCGACGAAATGGCGTGTGCTTCAGCAAGGTTGAGAAACTGCTCACGAGCCTCGTCCAGCGAGCCGGTCAGTAGGAACTGTGCGCCAGCAATGGTGCGCTCTGATACCTGTGCGCTACCCCACTTCTTGATGCCCTGTGAGGTGACGAAACCAAAGTTCTTGTATGAGAACTCGTTGTCCGTGCCACTAAGAACACCAATAACGGTCTTACCGCCAGACCACGACGGCTTATCAACACGCAAGGTAATCCAGCCGCCCATGCCGTCGGTGACGGTGTAGATACCGTCTGGCACGACACGGGTAGGTGCGGTGTTCGCAACGACCTGTGAGTTTTGCGCCCGACCAGAGCCGACCTTACGAGGCTGTGCGAGCAAATCTGAGATAAGTTCGCTGGCTTCGCTCTTGGTGGCGACCTGTGCGACACGCTCTGCGAGCGCAACGGTCATAACACGCTCATTAGCGAGCGAGGTGATGAAGCGTGATTGCTTCTCTGTTACCGCTGGGGTGATAATTGCAGTCATTTGGTTTCCTCTCTTATCCGTTATCTGATACATAACCATACTACCGTATGGGTGTTACATAAGTCAAGTATTAGTCTCAATAATCGTAATCAGGTTCGGGTGGGTCGCAATCTTCGGTGTGGTACTCGACATCAACCTTCTCGCCCGTCTCTGGGCAAGTAAAGTAGAAGGTTCCGTCCCGCCTCGACCAGTAGGCTCCGCCGATTTCGGTGTACACGGCATAGCCCTCTTGGTCGTCGTGTTCGTCCTCGCACGAGGGGCAGTTGTAAACGGTGTGTTCCGTGTTGATTTCTTGCTCGTTGAATTCTGGTGGGTCAATTGGTGGTTCGTATCTCATTAGTTCTCCTCTTGTGGTCGGTATTCAGCGCAGTCGCTCACGGGGTTTCCTACTTCGTCACGGTAGAAATGAGCGCATTCGCCGTTGCAGTTTCCGAGTTCGTAGTCAGCCTCGCCCTGTGGGTGAAAGTTGATATTGAACAAGTGTTCCTCAAAGGTGCATCCGCAGACGCACGATGGGTAGGTGACGGTGGTGATGTTCATTATTGGTTGACCGCCGTTCCGTAGTAGTTGCCAAAGTTGTCGGCTTCGGGAATGAACCAGCCGTAGGTGCGCTCGTCGCCCTCAATCATGGAACGGTCGTGCTTGTTGTAGCCGAACACGAACTTCTTGCCGCTGGCTCGCTCAATCATGCGACGGTAGCGAGCGTTGCGATACTCAGCCTTGCTGAGTTCTGACTTAGCCTGTGCGAGTTCTGCTCGCAACTGCTTCTTGGTGGTGAACATTTGGTTTCCTCTCTAATCGGTTATTTGCTACTCAACTACCCTACACTATGGGTGATACACAATGCAAGTCATTCAACAATAAACTTTCGGCAAGCATTTTTGTTTGCCATACGCTTCTTATTTGGTATGCGTGTTGCCACGCCACCCTTCCACATCACCTGTGAGCCACCGTTAGCAAAGTGCGCCTCACGGCGTAATCCACGAACACCAGCCATTGTGTCTTGTAGCGTCTGCTTTTTTGCCATACATCTATTATGCGCTACCACAATAGATAAGTCAAGTTTATTTATTTTAGGTGATGACTTGCATTGGTCACAGCCACGCTGTATGGTGGTTAGGTAAGGTTTTATGAACTGATGAAAGGAAACCAAATGCGTAGCGACTACTACTACGACAACGACAACTACTTTGAGATGATTCAGGACGCTCGTGCTGATGCCGCACAAGAGCAACACGATAAGGACTACAAAGAAGCACAGTGGTCGTTCTTGGAATACAACTTTGTTGAGATGCTGTCCGAGTATGCCGAACTACAGGCGTTGCCGTTCGCCATTGAGGGCGCAACATTTGAACAGGTGAAGGCTCACGAACCATTTACAAAGTGGGTCTTTGAGAAATACGCTGACGACATTGAGGAATACCTGAACGAGTCATACGCCGCTGAGGCGGAAACCGATTACCTGCGAGCGAACTGGCACAACTGGTAATCGTGCCGACTTGCGCACGTCACACCCATTTGCTAAAGTGTTATCAACTGATAGGGAGTAAGAAATGATTGTTTGGATAGACACAGAGACAACAGGGCTTGACCCTCACACCGGCTCGCTCTTGGAAATCGCCGTCGTGGTGACTGACGACAACTTCAATGAGTTGGGCGCATACAGCACGAACGTTCTGGGTGCTGACCTCGCCAACCTTGACGAGTTCATCGTTGGTATGCACACCAAGTCGGGCTTGCTTGACGAACTGAACGAGGGCAACGGACAGACCCTCGAAGATGTGAAGTCAGACCTGCTGGTGTGGCTGGAACAGTTTGGCGACCTTAGCCGTGCGCCTCTAGGTGGCTCGTCGGTTCACTTTGACCGTGCGTGGCTTCAGGTTCACCTGCCCGAAGTGATTGGCTTGCTCTCGCACCGCCACGTTGATGCCTCGTCGTTCAGCATTGTCGCTAAGAGTGCTTGCCCAAAGGTCTATGCCAAGCGTCGCAAGGGTCAGGCTGAAACGGCTCACCGTGCGCTCGACGATATTCGCTTCTCAATCAGCGAGGCTAAGTTCTACGCTAACCGTCTAGGTCGTCGGGGCTGGTTCCGTCGCTAGGCGAGTGGTCGCCTTCTAGTTCGTGGTGATGGGCAATCTCTACATTGAGTTCGTGTAGGGCTTGCTCAGCCATAAGCAGTGCGGACTCCGCTTCCTCTAGGCGTTCCTGAACAGCCACGTCGGCGTGGTCTTTGACCCATTTCTCGCCCCATTTCGTTCCAATCCACGCTCCCAAAAAGTTGCCGATAACAAGGGCAATTATTTCTTTAGGTGAAGTGGATAGGGAATACTTGGCGGCGTAAATCCAAAACAGGGCATACAACGCCTCAAACGTTCCAGCAACGATAGAGCGATTTCGTGCCTCTGCCTGAACCATAATCGTGCTGGCGATATTGGCAAAGACGAAACAAACGAACGTGACCAGAACGATAATCATTAGAGGATAAATCCCTTGACGTATTTCAGCCCCTCGTAGTCACTGGCAGACGCAACGTGAACGCCCCCGTGACCCCTGTGGTGAAACTGGCAAAGGACTAACAGGTTTTCTGCGCTCTCTACCCAAGCCCCCAACTTTTCGGGGTCGCTGATTCCCGGATAGTCAATCTCTAGCCATTCCAAATTGACCGAGTTCATTAGGGCAAACTCAACGTGGGCGTGGTGAAGTTCCAAAGGGTGCGTCAGGTC